CTTAGAACAAACCAGCACCAGCCCTTATAAAACAGCAATAAAATGAGTTATAAAATAAAATCTATACACATTACTATACACATAGCATTTTGCTTTAGGGCTCGCCCCCAAATTTATAGAAGTAATTACGAACATCATATCCGCAAGTTTGTATGCAACAAAATTACAACAAATAATGCATTGCACAATTTTGGTGCATCTAACTCGATCGCTGAGAAAAACACGCATATATACTCAGAAAACGTTGTTCCAGTCGTTCCAGTTGTTCCAAATCTCACAACCACATGAATTTTAACGAATCACACCCGAAAAACTGGAACAACTCGGGGGTAAAAAAGTTGTTCCAGATGGCGGTTTTGGTACAACTCGGGCGGATAGTTTGAAGCGAGAACGGCAATTTCGCACAGATAATAGACAGTGAATACCGGGGGTTCAATGAGGAAAAGGAAAGAGGGAGGGGTGACGGGAGGCGGGGGTGCGGGGGTGAATTATGTTGCTTGGTTGTTATTTTTGCGGAAGTGCTGCTGTAGTGCCGGGAGGGGAGTCTAACATGAGAGATCAGCAGTAGTGGCGCAGAATTTGAGCAGACGAAATTCGTATGCACAATTCAAACACTGTGATGCGCCGAGTTTGAACAACTGCGCACGTTTAACGTACGGACATCGCAACCCATTGATTAAACTTAATTCCGTTGAATCGACGGAATCGGCGGGCAGCAAACACGAACAGCATTCGGGTTCGCCTGAACATCGACACTGCTTAAGTTTAGAGGTTTCGACGAATAACGTAGAGAGCTGCTGCGATGATGGAATTATCCATAATCAGGAAAATCATAATGTTGCATTTTTGCAGAGTGACCAATGGTCGCTCGAAAACCAAGCTGAAATTATCGGGGCAGCTAACAGCATTACAAGGAGTAACCCTGTGACAATTAGCATTTCCCGCACCTAAAGGGCATAGAAGGGGCTTGCATGCACATAATCGCATGCTCGAGGAAATGTTTGATGAAGCCGACATGTGGTTGGTTTCTGAGTACCCAACTGTTCGCCAGGTTGGACTTTAGCTATCTCTCAGGTACTATTCCCGGCGATTACTCGGGCATGAACACTGAGCAACCACCCGCCGCCTGTTCTTGCTTACGACAGGCGGCGGTTTCCTTCACGAAGCAGGTTCAGTCGTATCCTTCTGACGCTGATTCCATATGCTGTTTTCTGGCATATCCAGACGAACATCAATCCAGCTGTTAGCCGGTACGTCGATTGGCTCCCCTCTCGTTTTGATGATTTCTCCGTCATCGCCCAGCATGTACTTGCGCTTGAACAGGCGGATCGTCAGTCCGCCACTTTCGGTTTGCTCTGCTTCGACAACGCCAAGCTCACCCATTCCGCTTGGGTCCATTGGGGGCAGTAACTGCCAGCCTTCCGATGCCAGACCTGCAGAGCCGGTGAGTACGTAAACTCCTACATCGAGACGGGAAATACTAATGCCTTCTGCCTCGGCGTTAGCTGTACCGCATCCGCACCAGACAAAGCCATCTTCGTCGATGTCTGCACGCTGACATTCATCCTGACTTTTCACTACACGGGCAACGGGTGATGCTGCCTTAATAGTGCCATCACTGGCCTTTGTAGTATTGCCAGTAGTATAGAGCGTATACCATGGCGTCCAGGTGCTTCCCTCCTTCCCTCGAATGCCAGCCAGCCCCGTAGATGGAACAATCTGAATTTGTGCGCATTGCGTTCCTGCCCTAGCCAGAACAAGCATGGGAGCGAACTGATTGAACCAACCGCTGCCACTTGATCCCGGTGCCTGATGAAAGCCGTTTTCGACGTGCTGATCTGCATAAATATTTTTGTTTACGCCTGTTGTGCTTCCTAACCCCCAGTCGCCTACTCTGATGACCCTTCCAACTGTTGAATCCGTCTGGCTGGCTGCAGCTGTCAGCGTTGAGGCGCTCCCGAGTTCAAGACCTGCTCTGGCTCCTTCAGGCGTTGTTCCACCTGTTCCACCCTGTGAAACAGGGACTGCACCGTTCGTTTTAGTGGCCACAGTGTTAACCATATACAGCCAGGACGGGCCAGTAAAAGATGAGCCGTCCGGCAGCCTGACCGTGATGTTTCCGGATGAGCTAAAAACCTGCTGCCAGTTCTGCTTGTCATAGTTCAGGCCGCGCATAGCTTCTGCACTCTGTGTTACCAGCGCTGCAGTAACCAGATTCATGGCGACGCGGGGGACCGCGTACCAGGCTGCGCCCGCCTGAGTAGGTCCAGTGAATTTGCTTACTAGCGTCAACGTTGTATTGCTACCAACCGTTTTCACGGGGAGCGTGTAGGGAATGCCACCTACCGTTACAACGATAAAATCTCCCGCGGCCAGCTCGGTGTTAAACGCCGTGCCGCTCCCCGTTACTGCATCAGTATTATTGGTCAGGGTTAATGTTCCTGCTGACATGGTCGCTCCTTTCAGGCAATAAAAAAACCCCGCCGGAGCGGGGTTTATGTTTATACGTAATGCATTATTTGCAGGTTGTTTTGGTAAATGTATTCGCACTTACCCAGCGCCAGCTGAATGGATATCCAGCCCGGTACTGCGTCTGATTGTTTTGTTTGCGCACGCCGTAAATCTGAACCGTACTTTCCTGACCCCCAATGATGGCCGTGCCGCTGCAAACTGGTTCCTGTTTTTGAAGTGCGCCAGCGCAGCCTGAAAGCATGACGATGCCCGCCATACAGACAAGTAGCTTAATCATTTTGATGATATCCAAATGTATTCATGATCTTAGACAATACCAACATGAAAGAGGTGGGTATAATTGATTTAATAGATCAATCATCTGTTATTGATCGCTCAAAACGATCAATCAGTCATATGCCGCTGTATTTATCGCGGTTAAGGAAATACCAGTATTGGTTCCCCCTCCTGGTGAGCCTGTGCCAGTGGAGGTCCCTCCTGCGTTTATCCTCGTATTGGTCCCGTCATACCTGCATGCCGAATAAGCATTAATGGTGTAAATGGTCGGAGGCTGGGTTGAGTTATTTACAACGATGGTCTGCCCAAGCTGCGCAGGTGAAACAGCCCATGAGCCGCTGAGCGTCTGGTCGATGTTAATCCCGCCATTTGCACCGGGCGTGCCAACTGTCTCCAGGTCTGACAGTACGCGGGACTCATTCGTCAGCACAAGTTTCCCAGTTTCGTCCCATATAGCCAGCCCCCACTCAGGCAACGTTTGCGGGAATATGGCAAACACGTATACCGTCAGGGTAAAGCTCTGGTTATAAGGATTAACCCCGCCAACATAAATATTACCGCCGTTCCTGTAAGACATTACTGGAGTGGGCTGGGCTGTGTTGGTAGTTTTTATAAACACCATCACAGGGTAACCGGCGTCCAGGGCAATATTCTGCGACACCTGCTGAGAGCTTCCGTTAGCGGATGAACTGAAAGTATATTTTCCGTAAAGACAAAAAGGCGTTGATTGTGGCGTAACAAAGGGATTGCCGTTATCCATTAATATCATCGCGCCAAATTCGGCCATTATGCTTTCTCCATGAAAACGACCACCTCACACTTTGAGGCCGGGTAATTACCCAGGCCTACAGAAGAGGCAGCGGTTACCGTTATTGTGTTACCTGACGCGACGATGCGCCTCCCTACACTGTTACCGCCTTCATCCAATGAAAGAGCAAATCCCACCTTCATCCCTGCGGGGACTGTATAAGACCAGCTGCCGGATGTTTGTCCGGTAGTCAGCTGTATGCGCCCAACAACGGAAACCGGCTTAATACCGTAGTTGTTCTTCTTGCCACTTGCATCCCACGTCTGAATCCCCCACTCAGCCATTACCAAACTCCTGTTAGTCTTCCAACCTGCACACGTAGCACGCCATTGCCATCCTTAACGCTCTGCGTATTATTGGTGAGTCTCATCCCGCCTTCGCCAGACACCGCACCATTAATCTCAAACGTACCGTCTGATTTCATGATGGTGCCCGTCTTACCCTGCACATAATTGGCAGAACGAAGTTCACCAATTTTTGCCAGGGTGATGGCTGTGTACTGGATAAAAGCATCGCTGATAAACACCTGACCGTTAACCACGGCAAAAGGTGAATACTGCGTATCGCCGCTGCCGCTCATAAGAACGAACTGGTTAGCGTTAAATCCGACGCGCGTCACCACGGGTTTCCCTGCCTCGGCCAGCACAGCAATACTCATACCGGCGTTGTACATTACGCCGTTAATCCTCACCCCTGTTTTCAGCGTATAGATTGCAGAGGCCCCCGTTGCGTCTACGACGGCAGTAAGCTTGTCCTCCAGTACCGCTGTTACATCATCAAACTGCGCCTGCACCTGAGTAGCCATTTCAGCCATCGCCCGATCGACCTCGGCAATAGTTGTTTTAACCACCAGAATATCAGCCCTTACTTCTCCGTACTGAGCCCACTGGTGCTCAACTGTTCCGTGATTAGCCAGCGCGTTCTGTAGAACCCCCTCGATGTTGGTGTCTATATCGCTAGTGAGACGTTCGCCATCGGCTGAGGTAAGGAAGTCATCGGCGATATCGCCAAGGTAATCATCCGCATTATCATTAGCCATACCCCGGACCCAGTCCGTATAGCCTGACTCGTTTCCTGACCTGTCGACCAGCTGCGCGCGATACCAGAATTCCTGCCCCGCTTTAAGGCCAAGCTGGATATATTCCGAGGATGGATAAGGCACATCGGTGAGCAGCATTGGGTCAGAAAAATCAGAGTTGGCCGTATACTGAATTTCAGTTTTCAGCGTATCGCCCGTATTGGCAGGAAACCCCCAGTTGAGACGGATACCCCAGTTTATCGGGGTTGTCGTAAAACCAACCGGCTTAGGTGGATTGCCCACTTTACCCGTCAGCGTTTTCTCTTCTGAATAGCCCCATCCCGATGAAATTTCTGCGGCATTGATTGCGCGCACGCGCACCAGGTAGCGTCCGGCATAAATCCCCGGGACGTCGAATGACGTGGTGGAGCTGCGCGGCACGTTAACCCAGTTCCCGTCGTTACGCCGCCATTGTGCTTCATAGGCAATAGCGTTCTGCGCCTGGTCCCAGCTCACGCGCATCGTTTCGATGCTGATATTTTGCTGAACCACGGAAAACGAGCTGATCACGATGTTCTCAGGCGGCGACTGGTTGCCCGGCGGGATCACGCTCACCGGCCGCTGGTCAATGATGGCTCCGGTATCGATACGGGCATATTTATCCGGATCGTGCCATGCGCCGGTAATCGAGAAAGTACCATCATCGTTATCGGAAACGCTGACAACTCGATACTGCTGCGCGTAGAGCTCGTCAGATTCAACCACCCAAACAGCTTCGGCCTGTGGCGTCTCACTGTATGCCGTGGTGACTGTGACTGATTCCCCGTTCACGGCCTGAATGGTCCTGCTCTGCGACGCTCCGGAAGGCAGGTTGAGAATAAGGCGATCACCTGCTGCTGCATCTGCCACGCGGTCAAGTTTGATAACGCGACCGTTAACAGCGCTGATGCGGCCGCCCATAACCTTTCCGGAAAGCAGCTCGTCTGCCACGGCGATGATGTAGCCCGGCTGCGGAATGTTTCCGTCCAGCCCGACATCAAACGAAACAACGCGATCCTTGTTGTTGGTGAGAATACCCCAGCGCCCCTTTCGGTTCGCTTCTGACTGCCTGGTGCAGCCGATGGCTGTCATTTCCAGTTGATTGAAACCGTACCGCGCCACCAGCGCCTGCTCAAATACCGGCTCCATCGCGTCGGCATAAGCGTTACCCGGGTCTGACCATGAAACCAGCGCTGTGGTGTAGCGGCTTTTCGTGGTGCTGCTCGAATAGGTGAATCGACCGCCAATAACGTTAGCGCGCGTGTAGCTGTAATCAACATCGCGCGGCATGTCAGCCAGGGCCACAATCTGATCCCCGCCCCAGTAGGTCATGCCACGGAAGATAGCAGCAAAATCACGCAGGACTGTGTAGGCGTCGTTCCGATCCTGGATGTACACGTTGCAGGTATAACGTGGTTCGGTACCGTTGCCACCTTTGCCGTCTGGTACCATCTGATCACAATACTGGGCAACCTGATAAAGCGTCCATTTATCAATATTCGCAGCGGTCAAACGGTGTCCGAGGCCGAACCGGTCAGAAACAACCAGGTCGTAAAAAATCCACGCAGGGTTATCCGTCCATGCCCACTTAAACGCACCGGTCCATGTACCGCTATAAGTGCGGGTCTCAGGGTCGTAGGTATCTGGAACGCGGATAACGCGGCCGCGCGGTTCGCATGAAATTTGAGGAATAGAGCCGTTGAACTGGCTTGAGTCGAATTCGATGTAGAGCAGCGCGGTGTTCGGGTAGCGCAGTTTGGCGTCAATCACCTCGGTGAAGCTCTGCAGCGTCATCGTGTCGCCGATCTTCGCGCTGTTGGCATCAGAGGTAATCTTACGCAGGCGTATTGTCCAGGTGCTGCCAGCCTGCGGTAAATCGATACGGTGGCTGCGCTCATAACCAGACGTCGTTTTGCCGGTCACGCTGGTATTGAGTACCGTCTGCCATGTGCCGCCGTCCGTCTGCAGGTCAATCGCATAATTGACCGAGTAACCCACCAGATCGCCGTCGTCCTCCTGTTTGAAAAGCGAGGGCCATTTCAGACGCAGGCGAACTGCTGAAAGCTGCGTATTGGTAAAGGTGCGCGTCCATGCTGTAGCGCTTGATACCTCAGTTCCTACGCTGATTTCGTTTTCGGTACCGGGAATACCCTGAATATATTTTTGCGCCTGCGTTCCCGCGCGAAACTCCCACGTTACGCCGCTGAAGTTTTGGGAGCCGTCAGCATTCTCCAGGGCTGTTCCGTCCAAGTAGATATCTTTGCCGGTTAGCTGACCTGCAAACTCCCCTTCGCCAAGCGCAACGAGGATTTTTGCCTTCGCTACAGATTGCAGATCATCAGGCTGTTCGGTAGGGGTTCGTGAACTGGAGCTGCCGCCCTTGCGGCCCTTTAACACTTTATCTGTAGCCATATTGCGCCCATAAAAAAAGCCACCCGAAGGTGGCCAGAAAAAAGGTTAGTTATCTACTGCTGATCTTCGACATAAATTCCGGCAGAAATAATCGCTCCGCCTATCAGCCGGCGGCCATACAGGAGCGGTACCGGGTAGCCTTGCGCCGCGGTGTTTGTTACACCACCGAATGCATAGGATGCGCGGTTATCTGCACTTTGTTTGCTGGCTATGCCTGATGGCTGAGGAGAAAGCATCTGTACAACTCCGCCTAGCATCATTGCAGCACCAAATTTATATAAAAATGGTGAGGCTGCAGCCCATGGAGTGAAGCTAAGCACAGCACCAGCGGCCACCAACACAGCACCTAAAACTGTTTGCAGCACACCAGCTTTTTTCCCCCCAATGATTACAGGTACAATTCTGATCACTTCACCTGTAACGGGGAAGCCAAGGTCATCTACTCCTATGTTTTTCTTCCCTTTGAAAACGGCAAAGGTTAGACCACGACTTTTACTACTAATCATATAACTTTCAAAGCCCGGAATAGTTTTAGCGAGGGCCGTTCCAGCTTCAGATACTTTATTGATAAGGCGATGGTGGATCTTTCCAAAAATTTTACCCAGCTCGCCACTTAGCTCAATTTGCGTCATTACCTCTTGCATCGTACCCTCTATTCTTTAAATGCTTATTAATCCGCTTTATTCGCTCGAATCATAATATTACATTCTTTATTATTTAACTCTCCAGATTGACCGATACTTCGCTGTATTAAACAGTCATTAACAAGCTTTTTAACCGCTAGCTTTGCATATACATCACCGTTGTCTGAAAGTAATCCGGTGATAAACTCATTGTCAGATCTATTATGCTTCTGTTGCGCTTCCATCATCGCAATCATAAATGCGTAATGGTTAACGTAAGTGACTGCAACTGAATTAGATTTAATTTCTGAGTGGCGATCAAGGTAATCGTTTACAGTTCCTGCAAATAAATTCAGAGATGTTGATAATAATATTATGCTCAAGGCAAGTTTCATGGTTTCGCTCCTTTGTTTTGAGCAAAGGTTAGCACAGGTCCTTATGGCGAAGTACCTTCATCGTTCTCTCTTGCCAGTAGCCTCCATACGGTACGCGTTGGCTCAAGTGTCCGTAAAGGTGGTGCAGCAGCATATTTCCCTCCAGCAGAATTCCCGCATGATTCCACTTATCAGCCTGGACCTGCATGATCACCATATCGCCGGGTTTCGGCGGCCCGTCGAATTCACGGAATCCGCACTCATACCAGCAATCTTGGTAGAAGTTGTCCGGATAGTCGTTTTCCCACCAATGATAATCCACCCGGTAATCGTGGAGCTCAATACCATGCGTTTGCCGGAAATAACTCATTACCAGCCCCCAGCAGTCGAAGTGTCCAAGCACAAACGGACGCTCCAGCAGCGGCAGTTCTCCGCGTGGCTGGATGGTGCGTAAATCCCCCTCCGGCCAGCTCACGATGTGCCACGGCAAAAGCGTTGCATCGCATTGCGCTTTATCCAGTTCGCTCGGTTGCGTCGTGGCATCAGGGTGACTGTGAGCTATGGCGATCACCGTTCCCCAGTCCTCAGCAGCTGCGTAATCCTCTGGCGAGAGGTGGAAATGTTCCGTCGGCTCTGCAGCGAGGTTACGACAAGGGAAATATCGTTCAACACGGCTTTTCTGCACCACCACGCCACAGCACTCGCGAGGATATTCTGCTGCAGCATGCGCCAAAATTGCATCAATGGTTTTCTGACGCATATTAACTCCTGATCAAAGACGTGCCCGGGAAACCACCATGCGAAAGCTCGTTATTTTCACCGAACCGAAGTTTGCAGGCCGTCAGCGTGCCGTTGCATTCGTCCAGAGACGGGTCGCTCACCGGGTTGTTGTTTTTATCGAAATAGCGGGTGCCGGCATAGTCGCAGCCGTCGCCGGTGCGATATTTATTCCGGATGCACCAGGTACACAGGGAATGAAGCTGTCGCGTCGGGATCATTTGCCCCTGCAGGTCCATCGGGCTTGAGAGTGTGAACTCAACAACTTCATTACTTTCACTACTCTTTGAATCGATGTAGAAAATCTTCAATTTTTCCTGCGTGGGATCGGCTGTCGCATTGCCATCCGCGAAGTTTTTTGCATCAAGATATTTGCCTAACGTGTCATGGATAGTCACCTTCGCCTGCAGCATATCGTCATAGGCAAGACAAAGAGCTGTGATGGAGCTATCAAGGTTTGCTACCGATAATTTTGGTTGCGCGCTGCTCCCGCTAGTAGAAGCTTCGATCCCCTCAATCTGACATGGCCATGCTTTGTATTCCTCCCCCTGCCACCAAATTGATTTAGCTGGAAGCTTATCTTCATCACCCCCGGCCGCGACAATTTCAGCTTCAGTATGTGCCAGACTGTAGCTGTGAAACCGCAGAACCTCGCCTGTTCCAAAGGCCGTTCCATCGACCTCGTAAAGCCTGACCTCATCGCCAGGCTCAAGCTTCTGATAATCTTCATTTAGACTCATGGTTTGAATGCCTGTTGGAAAGTTGCGGAAAGTGAGTAGTTCTCACCTCCCATCGGAGTGGGCTTATACTCAGCACAACGATATAACCCAAGCGGCTCAAGCGGAGGTTTCCACTGGAATGATTTTGTTCCTCCATGCCTGTCAAGAAAGGTTTTGATCGCCTGAACGTATTCTTCAGTCCCAACAAAATTCAGTTCCCACTGCTGGCTGCGAGGATTGAGGCCATCGCCGGAGATCTGCTCGTAGCCATCCCCAAACTTAGCGCTTCTCGTCCTGAATGAGACGGTTTGTGTCGGACTGACTCTGGGGCTCCAGGTAAAAGTTTCGATAGCCATGTTTATCGGGTTCCTTTCATTGCGTTCCAGATATCACCACCAGGTCGGATATCACGCATGACATTCTGCTTGTATCGCTGATCGACGTAACGGCCTACATCGGTACCGAATTGTTCCAGACCTGCAGGCGCCTGTGTCGATGTGTTACCGTTTGAATCGATGTTTATATAAACCTTCGGTGCCGTGTCACCTGCCGCTGCACCACTATTTACAGCACGCACGCCAAGTGAACCATCAGCTGCGCGGGTCAAAGGCATAATCGCTTCTGGTCCCGCCTCCCCCATTACCCCAGCCCCTTTCGCGAATGCGAAAAACGTAGGGTTATCTACAACCTGACCGCTGTAAGCGCTCAAATCTGAGGAGGAATAAACGCCTCCTTTAGCGTTGAACTGGAAGTTACTGCCATAGTCGGCAATGGCTGTTCCTGAACTGGCCGCCGCACCGCCTCCAACAGCCCCAAACACACTCGAACCTACGCTCATGATTGAGCTCAGAATCGTATTAGTTAGCAACGCCTGGGCTGCCATGTCGACGAGGTTTTGAATTATCGACTGAGTAAGCGTGGAGAACAGGTTGATCATGCCCTCTTTAAAGGTCTGCGTTTTAGTCAACAGCCCCGTCAGAACATTAGTGGTACGCTCCCGGGTAGCATCCACCAGGCCGATCGCCAGATTATTGAAGTCACTCTGTGAGCGATATAATTCCAGCGCGGTCTGATACTGAGCATCAGCAGAATCTTTACTGCTCTTCTGCATCAGCATTTCGTACTGCTGCTTACTTACTGCTCCATTGCGATAATAGGTCTCGATCAAGCTTTGCTGTTGTACGAGTTGATTTCTTTGCTGGGCTAGCGGGTCAACGTCCCCGGCAAGCTCAAGCCGTGGCGCTGATAGAGCATTAGCCTGGGCCTGTAAGATTTGTCGGGATGTTTCCTGTGAAAGTGTGACACGCGCAGCCATGTACTCTTTTTCAGTAAGCAAGCGTGCATCAAAGAGAGACTTCAGCTCCTGACTGGCTTCCTTTTCCTGATTGATTGCCGAGCGCGCGGGTGAGTACTGCTCAGCAAGTTCTGCGCGTTGCTTCTGGTAATTCTCAGCATTCATCAGCAGCGTGCGCTGCAGGTCCTGCTCACTGGCTCCATTTTTACGGGCGGCTGCGATCAGTTTTTCCTGGCTGGTTTTTTCCTGAAGATCAATTTTTCCAAGGCTGGTTGCATGAGCTTCTTCTATCTCCCTGCGCAACTGAAGGTACTGATTAACCGTTTCCTTCTTGGCCTTTTGAGTATCCTCACCGGTCCACGGAGTAGTGACACCCTCACCGGCCTTTGCCGTCTCCGCAGAAATAGTTTTGATGTCACTTGCAAGCGATTTGGCTTGATCTGCAATCCCTGTCTGGACCAAAAATCGCGCCTTGCTGACGTTCTCGAGATTAGACTGCGTAGTTTCTAACCCCTTATTCACAGATTCGAGATCAGCTTCAGCTCGTTTTTTACTGTCTTCCACGCCTTTTTTCTGTCGGAATGGGTCAAAACCACCGAGGCTATCAAGCCTGCTGTCTGCGTCCTGAATCTCCTTGATCAGCTGGTTGCGCTGGGTGACCTGATTTTCATACTGGTCTTGCAGGTCAATCTGCTTAACGGCCAGTTGTTTATCAGACATCTGCATCAGCGCAGCAGTAGTCTCAATAACAGCATCCTTGAGGTTAATTGCTGACTGCCGGGCATCCTTCGCCTGCTGATGAAAATACAGTAGCGCCGAACCCGCCAGCATTGCTGCGCCGAACGGTCCACCACCCAGTGCTAAAGCCCCGCGAGCAAGTCCAACTGCAACCGAGGCAGCCCGAGCAGATACTGAGACCTGGCGATTTGCTGCAGCCAGCTGCATTTTCGCTCGGGTTGCCAGATTCGTTTGCTCGGTTTCTTCTCGAATTAACCGGTTAAACTCCCCCTGGTAATTAACGTTCAGGCCTTGTTGCCTGGCGGTCTTCTCCATCTGGCGGTAGTACCCAAACTCGGCATCATTGCGCTTAAGTGTGGCGGCAGTTGCTTCAAGCGTTTTGCGTGCACCGTCAGCCTGGGCCGCAGCCGCAGCTCTTACAGCTGCCTGATTTTGTTGCCAGGCGCTTACGTTTTCACGAAGACCTGCAGTTAGTTTTGTCGAGAGAACGGGGATCAATGTGTACAAAGCTACGCTTGCAACAGCATTGAAATTATCGGTGAGCAGGTTTATTCCATCGGTTACTGACTGAATGCCTGAGCGCAGGGGGCCAGTACTGCTTTGACCAATCTTAATGATCATGCCTTCAAACGCACTGGTCAGCCCCATGATGTCGCCATTCAGGTTATTTACGCGAATAGCGGCCTGCTCATGCGCAGTCTGGGTGCCGGTGAGGGCCTGGGTTAATGCATCAAGTTTGCTGCGGTTGTCCACCAGCACGGAGGCCGCATTGATATTCTCGACCCCGAAAAGCTTTACAGCCTGTGCGGTAGAAAGATTTTTCTTCGACAGGTTTTCCAGCGCGCCACTGAGACCTACGACTGAAGGTTTCAGTGTTTTGTCAGTGCCTTTCTCAAGGGACAGGATCACGTTTCTTAACGCGGTACCAGCTTCACCGCCTTTGATTTCACGCTCTGCAAGAACCTGAATCGCTGCATTCAGCGTTTCAAAGCCGACTCCTGCCTGTGCAGCGGCCACACCGCCATTTTTGATGGCTGCGGCTGTATCTGCGATTTCGGATGCCCCGAACTTGGCGCCAGCTGCCAGCACGTTGATATAACGGTCAGCTTCCTGAGCCCCTGCTCCGAACTGATTAAGTGAAAGAGCGAGAGTACGGGTTGCGTCAGGCAAAGTTGAGCCTGCGGCCTGAGCAAGCGTAAGCGCGCTCTTTGTCGCCGCAGTAAGCCCGCCTGCGGTCTGAAGAAGTTCAGGCTTAGCGGATGCCATCAACTTCAGAGCTTCCACAGCCTGGCTCGCACTGTATTCAGTGCTGCGCCCCATTTCCTGAGCCGCTTCATCGAGCGTCTTTAACTGAGTTCCCGTCGCACCAGTGATGGCTGACAGATCGGACAGAGCCTGCCCGTATTCCCGGGTTGTCGTGATGATTGCGCCAAGAGACAAACCGGCACCAGCAAAACCTGCCAGACGACCAGCAACACCGGTAATGGTTTTACCCATCCTGGCATAGGCTTCGTCTGTCTTTTTAGCATCTTCTTGCGCGTTACGGTTGAAACGCTTTGAGGAGTTCTCAGCATCGCCGTATGCGCCCATCAGCTGAGATTTAAAATTGGCTGCGTTGAGATGCAGCCCGACGGCAAGGGAGGCAACGTCAGCCATTACATTAATGCTCTCATAACTGCCGCACACTGATCGTCAACATTACTGACTGCAGCGGGAGGCGGGGTTTCAGGGGGTGGCCCACTCTCCTCGCCTGGACGGCTAATAGCACCGGTGCGCAGGAAATACGCGCGCCAGTGGTATAGAGTTTCAACCGGGAGTGAAGCTATCTTTGACGGATCGGGCTCGCCCCAGCGGTCGGCCAGCCAGAAAATAAGCTCAAGCCAGGGCGAGCTGGTTAGTTTTTTTCCGCATCCTCAAGCTTGCCAAGGGCATGTTTTTTGACGGTGGCAATAGCGTCCAGCAGGGCCACGTTGTCATGCGCCTGCAGCAGTTCCGCTGCGGTGGGCTTGTCTTCCGTTGCGATTGAGCTGCCGTCATGCTGAACCAGGCAGTCGACAATCAGCTGCACGCTAAGCTCTGAGGCTTTACGGGCATCTTCAGCAATCTGGCTGTCACGCAGCGCTTCTTCATGATCGATGAGTTCGCCCGCAGTCATGCGGCGAAGAAAAACGGTTGTTCCAAAAATTTCGGCAGTAACAATTGCGTTTTTAGGTTTCAGCAGAGCTGATTTCAGAGCAGAGACATCGATGGTAGACATAATTTTTCCTGAATATGAAAAAGTTAAAGGCCGCCAGAAAGCGGCCAGTGAAGAATGTTATGGATCAGCTGCCTGCAGCCGTACCCCAGGTGATGTTGTTCTGTTTTCCCTGAACGGTAATCTGAATGACTTCACTTGCCGGGGCGGTGATTTCATTCATCTGCCAGCCGGACAGCGCCAGGATCATATTCGCTGTTCGTCCGTTTGGCAGTTCAACGTAAAACTGCACGGTTTCTCGGTTTTCTGCTGCGTTGAGGAAATCGGCAAAGTCCTGATTGGCTGGATCGTCGATAAAGCCCAGCGATTTTTCCGGGCCTTCAGGCAGGTCAGAAATAAACTGTTTGCTGGTATCAATCAGCGTAGTGCAGTCTACAAAGCTGCCCGTCTGACCTGTAGCACCCAGTGCTTTACAGTTGATGAGGGGTTTCATTGTTGCTACGTCGCTGCCCGCGGCGCCCCACATAACGACGGTGCCAGCAGGCAGCATCGCGTACTCTGGCGAAGTTTTGTCAGCCATAATTTCTCTCTCTTTGAAGGTGGCAGCGAACGCTACCGATGGTTTTCAATGCGGTCGCGTATTTCTATCGCAAGGATGCGCAGAACTTTCGCTTTCTGATAATCCAGCGCTGGACGAATGAAGGGGCTGGCGACCTGCTTAACGGTCCCCATCTCCTGCGCCAGCGCTTTGATGAAGTGTTTTTTGCTCGGGCCAACGCGGAGATAAACAACCGCATTTCCTTTAGCTTTCGAAGAAGAGGAGCGGATTTTTATAGAATCGCGCATGTGCTCATCTTTTGCCGATTCGTCATATCCAGCATGCGCTTTCATATCCTCCAGAACAGGCTCAAGAGCAGCTTTCCCGGCATCCCGCAAAACCTGCGTACCAATCTTTTCACCTAGGGCGAGCAGCTGACGTTCAAGTTCCTGAAGTCCTTTTACTTCCATGCGGATCATGATGATTCCTCATAAAAATAAAGCACGAAGTCTCTGGTAAGCCTGTACTGGACCTTATTGCTGGTAAGAGTTGTTTTGTCCTGAAGTATATTTCCACGCTGAATGTACTGAACCGGATAACCTTCAAGCTCTCCGTGGACAATACCTTTCCAGTGAGACCAGATAGCCTTATCCAGTTTTACCAGCCCGGTATAATCATCAACTTTGTACAGAGAGATTTGAAAACGGCCAGCAATAAGTCCTGTTCGCACCATTCCGGTTTCAATTTCCGGATCTGATATCCGCTGGAAAGTAATACCGCTTTGCTCGCTGTCTGGCAGCAGAAGAGGATAAACAGCCATCCCGGTAAGACGCTCAAGCGAAATTTTAATTGCCTGTTCTATCATGTCGTATATCCCGTTCAGCCGTTATTACACATCGATCCGACTTGCTACGGTCAACGGCGCGAACGGTATAGACATCCTCATTCCACGCAATTTTCCAGTCAGTCTGGACGTCTGAACGCACCCTGATAGTGAACAACCAGGTTTCAACAACCTGTTGTTGATCCAATGTGCGGATTTTTCTGTTAGAAACATTCTCAGCCTTGGCCCAAACAGTAGCAACCACAGCTGGCTCCCCGGGGAGCGGCTCGCCCAGTGGCCCTCGCTGACTTTCGAGTTTTTGAAGTACAATGCGTTTATCAAGCTCGCCAGCACGCAATGAACTCATAGGCCATAAATCCTGTAAGGCTGAAGAAGAGCTTCTACGGCGAAGGGAACCTGAGCCACAGTCTCACCGATAACCACAGATTCACGATTCGCGTACCAGTGACCTATCAGCAGTAACATGGCCGCTTTAACATCATCATTCAGTAAAATCGGGTCCGGGTCGTCTGCGTAGCCAGGTGAGCTTTGGTTTTCATAGAGCGTTCGCCTTGTCCATGTCTGGACGTAACGCGCCGCCGCACCGGTGTATAAAGTCAGCAAGGCATCATCACCGGTAAAGTCGGTATCAATGCGGCAGTGCTGTTTCACCACATTTTGATCAAGCATTTTTCTGACCTAAAAAGGCGGCCCGAAGGCCGCTGTGTTTATCAGCTACCTGCACCGGTGCTGAAGGAGCCATACACGAACGCTTCAGGGCGTTTGACGGCCAGCGCCAGACGTTCCTCGCAACGGATGGTGATCATGTTTTTCTCGAAGTCGTCGGCGTTCTCCGTGGAGATAACAACGTTCGCATCTTCGCGGTCGAAGATTTGCGCACCAGCGTTGAAAGCACCAGTCAGGAATTTACCCTGGAAGGCTGCCGCTTCGGTGGCAACAACCGGCAGGCCCCACAGCGTCGGCCCAGTCAGCGCTGCAGGGTTAGCCAGGATGTAACGTCCCAGGCTATCTTTGGTCAGCTCGATCCGCGCCCAGTCAATGAAGTGAAGAACGTGGCCGGAGGCCGGGAAGCGCGCCAACTGCGCCTGCAGCATTGCCAGACGCAGATCGTCAATACCGCTCTGCTGTTCAACAGTAAACGCCGGGTTAAACGCTGACGCCTGAGGAACGATGCCATGCAGATGCACACCGGTGCCGTCACCGAAGAGAATTTCCTGCTCTTCCGCGTACTTCAGTCCGTAGCGCATTTCGGCATCAACGGTTGACTGCAGCTGTGCGAAATCATCCAGGATCTGCTTGGAGGCTTTGAACAGGTGAGCGATGGTGCTGACGCCCGTGATTTTCGGCGTAAACTCAATGTCGCTGTAGGGTTTCTGCGTATTCTCAGGAACCACTTTCGCGTTATTGGTAAAGCCCGTCTGCTGCACCCAGAAAATAGCCGGGGAGGAAGTGCGGCCAGGCGCAATCAGATCGCGAATGAACAGGCGCTGTTTTGGTGCCGTATCGATGCCAGGAATTCGCTGGGGTTCGACAACACCATCAGGCACATCCGCAGAAGTCAGTGCGGCCTTAACCGGGATACTGATACGCTTGCCACCTTCCACGCCGGAGGCAAAGGTTTTCAGCGCTTCAGCAGAAATCACCTGCTGGCCGATTGATTCCACAACATGCTTCGCGTTTGCCAGCGGCATCTGGGCGACATGTTGCTCCAGTTCGCCCATTGCTGCCTTCAGCGTTTTTTCTGCTTCGCGCAGAGCGTTGAACTCAGTTGCCATTTTATCAACGGCAGCTTTTGTTTCTTCTGAAAGCTTGCCGGACTTCTGCGCCTCTTTGACTGCTTCTTCTGCTTTCGCGTTGAACTTGCCGGTTGCGTCTTCAATGCTGGCAGTGACTTTTTTCAGAATTTCGTTTACTTCAGACATAAAGGGTCCTTATTTGACTAACGCCGCCAGGGCGCTTTCAAGTGAATTGAGGGTTTCAGGTTTGATGTCTTCGGCAGCGCCCGGCGTGCCGTTGTTGGTGGTGACAGCGCCAGGCATGCCACCGGATAAGGCTTTAATGAGTTTTCTGCGCTCAGAGCGCGGGGTGTTGGTCTTGGCCAGCAATGCATCAAGTTTGCGAAGCGCGGCTGCAGGCGATTCGTCGCCGTCGCTGACTGCATCAGCAGAAAGCAAGCTGTCTGCCAGTCCCTTCGCCACAGCATCACTGCCACCGATATAGCTTTCCGCGTCCATCAGCTTCTGCACAGCGGCCATATCAAGGCCGGAGCGCGCCGCGTAGATGTCAGCCATAGCGGTATCGAAGGGTTCCAGTGACTGTGCCAGTTCAGCAAAGTCATGACGGTTTCCCATCGCGTATACCCAGCAGTTGTGGATCATCAGGAAGGCACCGCGGCCAATCAGAATATCATCCCCGGCCATCGCAATTATCGAGGCGGCGCTGGCGGCAATGCCCAGCACCTTCACCGTTACATGGCCTTCGTATTCGCGTAGCAGGTTATAAATAGCCAGACCTTCGAACATGTCGCCGCCCGGTGAGTTGATATTCACCGTGACGTCGGCGCCGTTCATCGCCCGAAGCGCACCTGCAATACGTTTAGCTGTTACCCCTTCGCCCCAGTAGTCCTGCCCGATAACATCAAAAACAGAAATGCTGTTATCGTCGGTGGCCGCCGCTTTGATCCCGCCGTCCCAGCGGTCCAGTGCGGACGGTAATGTTTCACAGGTAACGCGCGCGCAGGGGCGACCCGCCGGTGCAACCGGAAGTTGTTTTTTGCTCATCAGGAAAGTGCTCCTAAGCGGCCTGTTTCAGCGGAGATTGTTCAAAGGAAATATCGGGGAATACGTGGTTGTGTAGCTCTCGCAGGGCCAGTGCCTGAACAGCAGGGTTGCTGCTTTCGAGATTTTTCAGTTGCGTCAGGTTGAGCTGAACGGTGTAAATATCGCCCCCTTCAATTGGCGGCATGTTCTCAAGACGACGAACGTCATTACGGGACATCCAGCCATTTTGAAGTGCGCTAGTATAGTAAGCGGCACGGCCCGCGCTGTCGGCGCGCAGCAATCCTTCAACAGAGAATTCCGCGAACACCTCATCATCGCTGTCAAGCAAGCACCGGCCAATCTCCTGCTCAATGTTCACCAGCAGCGGACGAAGAGTGTGGGTCAGGAAAAGGAGGTTCATTCCTTCCAGACTCGATGCCCAGCTACTCTGCTTGGTCGTATGCCCAACCATATAAGGCGGGACACGGAACCAGCGGCAAATCTCTTCAATGCTGAAAGATCGGCTTTCAAGAAGCTGCGCCGCCTCAGGATTCATTGTGACGTTCTGGTACGTCAGTTTGTTTTCCAGCACCATCAGTTTTCCGGCGTTTTTTGAACCGATAAATGCCTGAAGATTCTGGCGCAGACGGTCACGCTGTTCTTTCGTCAACGCATTTTCTGAGGACAGAAAGCCAGTGCTCTGGAGACCATTCTCAAAGATTTTCGCAGCAGCTTCATCCACCGACATAGCCGCGCCAAAAACATCAACACCTGCCATCGTCGGCATCATGCCGCAGACACCATCCAGACCAAATCCACGGATGTGCATCATATTTTTGACCGGGATAATGCGTTCCGTTCCGTCCTCGGTGTATTTGTATTGCAGCGTACCGCCAGAGAGTCTCTTCACTACCATGTTTTGTGGAAGCAAGGGCACCAGCGATACCAGGCGGTTTGCGATGAACTTCTTCTCTACGAAGGCGTTCCCGCGCAGACAGATACTGGCGACAACCATCAACATAAAACGTGATGGCGTCATTTCTGAATTAGGACGACGGCACAGCACCGAATATGCAGGATGGTCTACAGCAGCCTTTCGCGAACCATCAGGCTGGCGCACGTATATTTTCAACGGGAGTGTCGAAATCGACTCGCTTAACAGCCTGACACACGCCCAGACAGCAGAGAGTTTTATCGCTTTATCAGCGGTGACTGTCTTGCCACTGCTGCTGGTGCCATACCATTCGCGCCAGAATTCACCTGTCGTAAGACTGATTGGCACGCCCAGCCAGTTTAACAGGGCGCTTTTCACACGCCCGGGTTGCTTGTTCTTAGCCATCAGATACCCACTATGATCGGTTCGTCAAAAAAGCCCTCAATATCTTTGTTATCCTCTTCATCCCCTTCAGCTGCGCCAACTGCCATAGCGCCAGAAACAACGCCATCAATACGGCCATTACTTCTGCGCTTGCTGAATACCCGGTTACCGTTTTTATCCTCTTCAATAACGGCGTTCGCCGCACACCAGCGCAGGCAGGGATTAAGAACAATGCTGATCCGCTTCTCCATAATCAGTTGCTCGAAAAGCTCAATGGAATGCGGCATCCACAAACCTGATTCAGACGATTTACCAAACCCCTGCCCGTGCGGTACGAGAGGAACCGTGACACCTTCGTCATCCAGCTCAGGGGTCAGGTAGTCAATGTGATAGCGGTCGAAAGCGACTTTTCGTATATCAAACATCGCAGCCAGTTCAGCCATACGCTTTGCGACAAAGCCGTAGTCAATGGCCGTACCGGGAGGCGCATGGATATGACCATCACGCTCCCACACATCGTAAGGAACCCGGTCAACGCGAGCGCGATCATATAAAGTATCTTTCGGGGTCCAGAACTCTGTCAGCATTACGCTGATGTCAGGAAAATAAAGAGAAAGTGATGTAAGGTCCCGCTTGCCAGATAAATCCAGCCCGCCATAGCAGGTTTTCCCCCGTAACTCCTCAATACTGATGTCCTTTTCACAGGCCATCCAGATATCGCCGCTGATCCACGGGTTCTCTGCATCCACCCACTGACAGAAGTTCAGTCGGCGAACCAGGCTTTCTTTCGCAGGCATGCCGCGGGCATCTTCTACCTGCTCGCGCAAATAGTCAGGCTGAAAGGTATGTCCCATGGAGGGATTTGCTTTACCCCAGCATGATTCATCTTTAAAGGGATCGTCGCCTTCATCCAGCGAGCATATAAACGCAAAGAATGCATCGTTCTCACGTTGACCTGCCGCGACCTTTTGCCCGTACTGGTGATAGTCATAACAGACACTGGTTTTGTCATGTCCACTGTTCGTGATCATGAAAATCAGCGCCTGTCGGCGGCCCTTGGTACCTGCACGCATCATTTCTACGGCACGGTTGTCTTTGTGTTCATGTATCTCATCAATCAGCGCACAATGCGGGCGAGGACCAGATTGTCCATCGTCAGAACTGATTGGCCGGAAGAAAGAACCGTTTTGCAGGAATGCCAGGTTCCACTCTTTGCCAGCACCGCCGGATTTCTTGATTCGGGATAGTAACGCAGGAGACTGATCGACCATCGCCACCGCATCACGAAAGAGAATCATAGCCTGGTCTTTTTTAGTCGCTGCAGCGTACACTTCCGCGCGCGGCTCCTTATCAGCCAACATGCAGTAAAGGCCTACGCCAGCAGCAAGCGGGGATTTCCCAGATCCTTTCCCTGATTCAACATATACCGTACGAAAACGGCGGGTTCCGTTTGCTCTTTTCCATCCAAAAATCGAACCAACGATGAAACATTGCCAGGGAAGAAGTAAGAATGGCGCGCCTTCATGCTCGCCGCCATTTAGTTTCAGTACCTGTGCGAAAAAGTTAATTGCCCGGGTAACGGCTTCAACATCCCAAAACAGTCCACGATTTTTCCCGTCTTTAAGGTCTCGCAGATGTCGGTTACATGCATGCCGAATATCAGGACCTGCAATAACGTTACCTTCGGAGACATCCATTGCATACTGTGTAGCTGGATCAACCGAAGAACTGGTTGAGCGGGTCTTCTTCTTTTTCTCCACCATCAACTTTCACCTTCGTTCTGGCGGCCGGAGTGAGACCGAATTCAACCAGGTAGCTTTTAAATCGACGATCGGCATCGGCAAGCATGGCAACCGCCGGATTTGCTTTAATCAAAAACCCCCCTTCAGTCTGCACGGTGTACGTTCGCCCCTCGTCAGTGATCGTGAGGCGCAGCTGCAGAATGTCAGCGTAAATATCACAGAGACGTTCGAGCGCCAGCGTATCGGCAATGGTCAAGATCCCCATGCCATCCAGCAGAACGGTCAGTTTTCCCCACGCCACCTTCCCCCAGTCAGTGAGGTGCTCTGGTGGGCTTGGGATTTCCCGCGCCGGAGTGGGCTCTTTGTCATTAAGTTTGCGTTTGCCCGGGTTGCCGGTTACCACTTTAAGGTGAGTCGGTTTCGGGCGTCGTCCTGCCATCGGAACCTCCCGGAAAAAAACTTTTCATTTCGCGGTTGTGTACAAAAAGGATGGGCGGCGGTCATTCGGAGGCAAGGTGCTGAACTCTTTCCCCACCCTCCCCCTGCCCACTCTCGAATGAGAAATGTTATCGTTTGAACCAGTGCGAAGATGGATCAAGAGGAAGTCCGCTTTCATCACAGCCGATGATTGTGCCGCGCTTCTCCATCCTCTGCTTCGTTGAATCATGGTGCTGCTTGCACAGGCCCTGCCAGTTACTGCGGCTCCAGAAGAGCTTCTGGGCTTTGCTTATGGCGGTCGCATCACGAGAACGAAGCGCCTCTTTCAGTTTGTGGGGGGTGATATGGTCAACTACCGTTGCCGCTGCCACCCTTCCCTGCTCCTGACACATCACACAGAGTGGATGGGCGCGAAGGAAGACCAGGCGCTCTCTGTCCCATTTGCTGCCGTAGATACGTGGTTCTTTATTCACGCAAGCCTCCATGCCCGTCGGCGTTCTGTTCTTGGCGCTGAGTCAGGGTGACGCTCAACAGGTTCACCATCTGCATGATCCACCAGCGAATAGCATGGGTAGATCACATTCCAACCCCAGGCATCACCCACTGCATAGTCAGCAGGCTTACTGCTATCCCAGTTAGCCAGAACATGCTCTATCGACTTAAGAGGCAAGCTGTAGCATACGCCGTGTATCAGACGTGGTAGCGAGATGAAATCAGCCTGATATTTATCAGCAACGATCAGGCGTTCTGCTATCCGCATCTGATATTGGGGCGGGCGACCGGTTCCCAGATAGAAGCTCAACAGCGCTTCAGGAAATCTGTTGAGCCAGTCGGAAACCAGCTCGGTAAAGCCAGGAACGGGGAGCGCGTCGTCTTCCAGCACCACTACCCGGCATGGTTGGCAGGCAGCCCACTCGAGCGCGCGTCGATGATTCCAGTTAGCGCCGTGGTTACCGTCATCAATCAGCAGATGAGCATCCAGCAGCGCAGCAAGACGTTGTGCATGTCCTAAGCGGGTATGATGGCCGACCACCACAAACTTAATGTTTTCAGCCACAAGCTAATCTCCAATGAAAAAAGCCGCACGATGGCGGCTACTTTCTGTATATCAGGGTGTTACTTCACTTTAACCCTGGTTAAAGTAGATGTTCAGCCCGTCAGTGGTGGGACACTGACACACTCATATTAAGAGGGATGGCTGATAACCTCTGCATTAGGAAATAAAAATGGATCAACAAACAGCTTCACTTCTGCAACAAATCGCTAAACTCGAACAGCAGATGGCTAAACAAGGTGCCGCCACAAACTTTGTAATAACTCACATGATCAAGCTTCTCGATGAGCAATCAGGGGATGGTCAGTTTTCTGCCAAACTTAGAGAAACGCTTTCACAGTCTCTGGATAAACTGAATCACAGCCAGTCAGGCCCTATCAAGTCTGCCATCAACGAGTTGCTTCAGCCGTCTATCCAAGAAATGTTCCAACCGAAACCAGAGAAGTTCATTAAATAACAATAAGCGGCCTTCAGGCCGCTTTATTAATATCATCATTCACAACGCTGATAAGCTTTGCAGCAGTTTTTATGGCTTCACCCTCATAATATTCAATCGTACCACCCTCAATTCGAGCAATAAAAACCTCCAGATTGAAGATATTTAACATTGGTACCGCCATCGCCCTTACGCTAACGGTAGCGCTAATAACATCGCCATTAGCGGTGAAAGACGAAACTACTAACTCGTGGTTTTGCATCATTCTTATCCCCGAAAAAATTATTTATGTTTAAACCAGGCGCATTCTTTGCCGATACCATCAGTCTTAAAAACTGTGTGGATGCGCGGGCCGGTAACAATTCGGTCGCCAAAAGACCTAGCGACAATGCCAAAAGCGATCATATCCCCCACCGCGGCGCCAGCCTGTTCTTTCTTCCAGAAACGATAGCTCTCAATCCGGTAGTAAAGACGGATGATGCCGTGAGCGAACGCCATCACATCAGCGCGGGTGCCACCCAGCAGACCAGCGTTAAGCATCACATCGCCGCGGTACGCTTCAATGAATTCCTGATAGATACGCTCAGGATGATTCTGTTTCGCCCAGGTATCAGCGTATGTCTTCGGTTCAGAACCGACATACACCTTTCCGGGCTCCATTTCTTCCCAAGGCGCGTTAAGCATTTCGACATCGGTACCATCGGTACACCAGACAAACCGATATTCAGGATGATCGCGCAGGTGCTGCCAGATGTGCAGCCAGCGCCGGAAGTAGACATTCATTTTCACGTCAGGGACGCGATACAACTCAACGTCTGCCGGTGCCGTCTGCAGCTCATCCACCAGCGCAATACGTCCACAATTCCGAAGCGAGGACGCCCACCCGGTCAGCATGTCACGCGAGGCGGTCATTTTCGTACCGCGCTGAGGGTCAAGCTGGCTGGTCAGTAACGTAGTGATAACGACGTCGCGCTGACGCCGATATTCAACGTAACCGGTAAAGCCGGTATCACGTCGTTCGTTGTGGATCTTCACATTACGTTCCACCAGGGCCTGGCGGTCGGGACTCGGTACCGAACGCTCCACCGCTTCATGCTCATCGAGGGAATGAATCAGCTTGTCTGAATCGAGGACATCAGCGTAAGCCCACGTAGTCAGTCCTGCGTTATGGATACGCAAGGCGAGGTCGCTGTGCTCGTACATGCCGCGACCATAAACCGGATCGAATCCGCCAACCTTCTCGATGGCGCTGCGGTGGTAATACAGCATCACGCCGCGCTGTCCAGTGTACGCCACATGCTGATCGTCACGGTAAAGCACCGAAAGGTCATTCAGCTTGTTGCGGCCAGCCAGATCGAGAAACTGGTAAGCCAGGTGCGGCTCGGGTGATTCGATGTAAGGAAGATGCCAGTTATCGGAGATGGGCCAGGCGTCATCATCCCATAAAAACAAATGCTCACACCCGCCATCCATCAGGGCTGACAGGCTGGCGTTCTTCGAAGCAACAATGCCGAGTGATGTTTCATGGCGAAGCAGCTGCACGCCCTCGGGAACTACCGCTGCAGGTTTTGAACCATCATCGACAACCACCACCAGCGCACCGGCGGGAAGATGCTTCATGTGCTGTTCGAGTGCTCGCTTTAAAACGTCTGCGCGCTGATGCGTCGAAATGGCAATGCCGATCCGTGATGAAACGACGCTGGCGGGAGCGTATGGGACACCATCAATAGTGACCTGCATAAAACCTCCAGCCATTTAACTCTTTATTGCATTGTGAATAGAACCGCCGGGACGCACTTCTTTACGCAAATACTGTTCGATTTTTTCGCTAATAAGGCGGCCTAATACTGTCTCATCGCAAATGGCTGGCACCTTGAGAGACATTAATTCATCCACCATCTCCTCGGTGTACTCTGTTGCCTCAGGGGTAAGATAACTGGAAACTACAGCATGAACTTTTTCGCGAGTTGTTTTATCCGCTCCATCAACGTTGATACGCATGTTGCAGTTGTACGTAATGTGGCCGCCGGTATCAGAATCGACTTTTGCGCTAACGGCAGTGTCTGGTTGAATGAAAGCATCCTTGATAAATACCCGTCCACCCTTCATGGTAAATGGGGATAAATCAGCAAGCGCCTTGCCAAATTCCTTCGTCAAACGTCTGTGCTTGATGTATTCCACCGCCTCACGAATTTCGTCAGGAGTGAAATCCGCTTTAATAGCGACCCAGCGACCGTCCATGAAAACAACCGCTACTTTTTCACGTTCTGTATTGCCAAGCTGCTCATAATGTCGAGCCAGAGCAGTATCGAGGGCATCAGCAATGATTTTTTCACCCATGATTTATTTCCTTTTAGGCGTGAGCCTGTCGCACGGCAAAGCCGCCGAAAGTAATCGGTTTGCCCAGGCTCACAGCTGAAAGACTTTCTTTGATGTGCGCGTGCGATGCGCATTAAAAAGCCCCGCGGATGCGAGGCTGTGAGAATTTGCTACGGTTAAAGTCCAGAGGAGAGACTGTGTCAGAACCTCATGGATGAGGCTCTATTTCCCCTGGGTCTGCTTATCCCACTCCTCGCGGAACTTGGATGGGTTGTCGAAACCTTCACTGCACTGGTTGATTTTCATCATTTCGCCCTTTCTCAATTTTTCGAATTGCCGCCCGGTCGATGTTGCACTGCCCGACTATCCCGTAAAGCGTCGCGTTCATCGAAACACTGTCACCGTATGAGGGTTTGTCTGGCAGATCCGGCACATCAATGCGCGACGTCAGCTCCACCGGCAGGCTCAGGACCGGCTGCTTTATCACCCGGTATTCCACGGGCGGCTTCTGCTGCTGCGCGCAACCGCTCAACAGCGGCATCAGGAACAGGAGCAGCAGCGCACTTATCTGCCGCCAGATAGCGCTTAATTTCGCTCTGTAGCATTCGGTTCTGCTTGGCCGATTCAGCTCTTTGCTCTGCGACCTCAGACATGACCACGTTTTGCCTGTTAACGGCGCCAGCAAGCTCTTTAACGCTCCCCGCCAGATCGTCATTTTTAGCCCTCAGGTCGTTGATCTGCACATCCTTGCTGTCGTTAAGTTGTGTCAGCCTTTCGTTCGTCGCCGTCAGCTGATGATTGCGGGCATTTAGCCCCCACAGGCAGATAGCGACAAGGATGATGAACGCGCAAGGAATGAGAATGTGCGCATTGTTTTTGAAAATGCGGAATAAACTGATTAACCCGAACATAAAACCCCCTTAGCTCTAGTCAAGCGGGCTTTCCTGTCCTCCAGTCCGTTGGTACCACCGTTGATGATTCTGGTGATGCGGCTAACATCATCTGATTCAGCGATAGCGTTAAGTCCGTGATTGCTCCACCAGGCAGCTGCGGATTCAGCAGCATATTGAGGCTGAGTAAGTAGTTCCGGGCTCTTTACGATATCAACGCCAAGCTGATTCACCAGCGCGGCGTAATTCGCTTTCCCCGTCACCTGAATCAGGCCGCGCCCTCGGTAACGATATCCATCACCGCTGTTGCGATCGCCGTTCCCGTTGCGGTTGGCGTAGATGATGCTGCCAATCATTTTCTGGTCGGCAGGGTGAGCACTCTGGCCCGAGTCAACGCGGCCATATTTAAAAGCGTCTTCCTGGCTGATTCTATTGCCGAACATTGCCAGCAATGCACCGTAGCGGTAATTCAGGCTCTCTTCCACATGCACGAAACCAGATGATTCATGCCCCACCTGCGCGAGGAAATGCGCCTGCCTTAACGGTGTGCTTATGTCGAACTTCTGCATTGCTGCCAGCACGACTGGAAACCACTTTCCGGCCAGCGCCGAACTTACGCCTGTTGCTTGCTGGAATTTACTGAGGGTCAGCATTTGCTTTGTCTCCCGGTTCATTCAGGCCAAGGCGACGGCGCGCATAGGCGAAAAGAGAATCCACCCCGACATACCCGACGCCCGCCGAGATCGGCCAGCAAAGTTCAGGGGGAAAATTCCAGTTGAATATTGCCCATATAGCCGTAAGTGTCGGCTGAGCGAAGAAACAAAGAATTCCGCACATCGTTGCGCCGGCGATCCGGTCTTTCCACTTTGATTTCGCGCCGCGCGAGGTAGCGAGTATCGACATGACAAAAGCCAGTACCGAATAGCCAGCTTCGTTTTTGTGGTTTACAAGCCACGCAAGCATCACCGCCCAGGTATCTGGTCTGTCTTGCATAGTGGTTTTCTTCATGTTCGCACCTGCTTGGTGCTGGTTGGTTGGGTCAGGCCCTCGGGACGATTTAACAACAAGGCATGTCGAGGATGTTTCCCAGGACCTGAAAACAAAAAGGCCACCAGAGGGCAGCCTTAGAAATGAAAAAGCCCCACCGAAGCAAGGCTATTTGAATTGAGGCACCTCATCCAACAAACCACCCGAGGTTAATTGGATTTTGACGAGATGCTTTTGGATGAGCGCTGAACCCAAAGGTCAGTATTTTCACACAGCAATTTTGCAAAAAGCAGCGCTCATTCAAAACTGGATGCTTTTCAGTCACTCCGGGGAACCCATCATCGCAGACTGAAAAGCTTTAACTGGAGCGGACAGCGGGAATCGAACCCGCATCATCAGCTTGGAAGGCTGAGGTAATAGCCATTATACGATGCCCGCATTATGGTGCCGACTACCGGAATCGAACTGGTGACCTACTGATTACAAGTCAGTTGCTCTACCTACTGAGCTAAGTCGGCAGTGGTCCGCCACCGGAGCCTCGAACCCCGTACCACAACATCTGGGTTGCCGCTCTTCCCGATGAGCTAGTGGCGGTATGGTGGCCCTTGCTGGACTTGAACCAGCGACCGGGCGATTATGAGTCGCACGCTCTAACCAACTGAGCTAAAGGGCCGGGAGCGAGATGATACATAAGTCAAACTAACCACGCAATAACAATGGTTTTTTATGGTTGCCCCTCTCTCCGTCTGATATTGTTGATTAGCCAAAACCGCAACGTTAAACGGGGTAAAAATGAGTAATTACTCAGACCTTTTCCAAATAATCAAAATCAGAGTTTGCCAAAACAACAATGTTCCCGCATCGTCACTGGCTGGAACAAATAACTACCGAGCTAACCAGGTATGGTATCGAATTGGCCAGATATTCACGCTGGAATGCGTCCTCTCCGAGTACAGAAAATGTCACTCATCAGATTATTACCTGCTGGACAACGAAAAGGCTCTTCATCACCTAATATTTCAAATTACAAAATGGAAACTGGAGGACATCAGGAAGCTGCCTCTAAATGACAGTCTATTTATTGTCTCAGACAGGTTAAAATCTGATTACATGCCCGCAGAAGCTGCTGAATACCTCCGCTCATTAAAACTTCCTGTCAACCATTATCCTGTTGATGAATTCTCAGCAGCGGATTGGGATCCCAAGGAAAACTCAGTTTTCCTTCAAAGCCATCCTTAGACAATCGTTCAATTTCCACAGAAATTTCATTGAGCCGTTCTTCCAGAGCGGCCTTTTCTTTCACCAGACAATTGAAGTGGGCAAGGTGGGTTTTCTGCTGCCCGAGCCAGCCTTCAAGCTCCTCAGGCATCATACCTGGGTTAAAAAAATACGGCTGTTGCTTACCGTCTTGCATTGCAGACCTCCAGAAAAGCAAAAACCCCGCCGAGGCAGGGTTTCAATGTTTAATTTCGTTTGGACGGTATCTTCCACGATTAGAAGCATACATGACAAGTTCGGACAAAATCAAGCTTAAAGTCGCTAATATGCTAAATTTTGTTCACATCATCACGAAAGCGCGTTGCGTCCTGAAACGCCAAGTCTGCTTTTTGTTC